TACGTGTTAAACCATCGTTACCTGCAAAAGATTTATTATGCTCTGATGGTTCTATATATCTTTTTTTAACCCAATGGGAACCAACACCACCGGGGTTAGCAGTACAGCGAAGATATGTTTCTATTTCTGGGTCAGTAGTTCTTAAACGAGATGCAAGATAGTTCCAACTAAATTCTGTTGGTAGATGTGTGATTTCATCAAAACCAATCCAAGAATAGGCTTGTCCTTGATATCTGTATACGTCTGCATCTCGTTCTAAGAAACCAAATTCTACTTTTGCACCTGATGGAAAGTTCCAAAGTTTTTCAACTTCTCTAAACTTTGCACCGGGAAAAGCTTGTGGATATAACTCACGAGACTTATCAATCATCTCTCTAAGTTCTGGCATAGAACGTCTAAGTATTAAAGCACGATGAGCTTTCTTGTGACAATATCTTAGTGGGTCTACGATCATAGCAAAAGATTTACCACCACCAGCAGCTCCACCATACAACACATCTTTTTCACCAGCAGCAAGAAAGTCTGTCTGTGGACCTTCGTTAGCATGAAATAAAACTTTATGATTGTCTAAATTTTCTTGTACAGCTTTTGGAAGATTGTCAAGTTCATCTTCAGTGACAGGACCTTCTACAGTCTTGTCAAGTTTTTGAATTGTTTCTTTTTGTTTTTTAAACGATTGTTTAGCATTGTTAAGCTTGGCTTCAAGCTTTTTAATGTTACGTTGTTTACGACCTACTGTAGCACGTGCAGCCTTGATAGCTTTTTCGGTACTAGTCTTAGGTCTACCCGCTTTCTTTTTAGGAGTTCCGTCTTTTTTTAAGACAAAGTTACCATCATTATCTTGCAAGTAGAGATGAGGATTCTTCTCCCAATCTTTCGTTTCGTTTTCCATATTTTTTATCTACGTGTTTTTTGAGACCGGGAGTAGAAATTCTTCTGTCAGTTTTATATTCTAACCAATCACATGCAGCCTGAAGTGATACCTCTTCGTTAACTATCATGTTCTCAGCAATTTGCAACGCTTCTAGTTCCTCTTCAATAGGTTTAAGAAATCCAGTAACATAATCAAACTCATACCCAAATGGTATGGTAGAGGTATTTCTTTTAATATAACCTTCGGGAACTAAACGCATTTTAAATAATCCACATAATTATACATGCTGATATAAATCCTATACAACACATAATACCCCAGACTTGCATGTCTGTAAGATCATTAGTATTAATCATACTATTTATTTTCTTTTCAATTTTATCTTTCATTGTCTTGTTCCTTTTGTTGTTTATTTTTTTTGCCAAATATTTTATCCCAATTGTCTCTATAGTCTTGTGTATAGAATCCGGGTCTGGGATTAGCACCCTTACCACCATGGGTATTTTTATATATTGGTGATCTAAATGTTATTGGTTTTTCGTCACTACCTATTTGTTTACCCATTACTTACACATCTTCCAAACTTTATTTATTCTTCCACACTTCATAAACTTGTGTATCTTATTAAATAATTTTACCATTTAACTCTATTAGCCCAATAAGCAGCCGACATTTTGCCTTTGGCAATGTTCTTTCTATGTCTTGCTTTAAAAGACTTTCTTTTCATTTTAGTTTTACGAGACTCACCTGCTTTAGGTTTACCTGCAGTCTTAGCACCTTGTTGTCCAAACCTTATGGTTTTAATTTTATCACCTTCTTTTGCAACAACAATATGTGACTTAGTAGGGTGATTAGGAGTACGTTTAGGTTTGTTGTAACCACTTACTCCTGCTCGTTTTAATCTTGAATCTGCTTTACCACCTTTAGCCATTCTAAACTTTGCTGTTTTTTCTGCAATCTTTTTAGGTTGTTTAGAGTGTTGCTTACCTGCAGCTTTATCTTTACGTTTAGCTGCTGTAGTAGCTGCATATTCTGAATCGCTTAAAGCTTCTCTAGCTTTTTTTGGTAAATATCTTTCACCTGTCTCACTAGATTTTTTACCAGACTTAGTTCCCCAGTCTTGTTTGCTCCAGTCTTTTAACGATTGTTGTGATTTCTTTAACATTATTTATAACCACCACCAGCTTTTTTGTAAGCTTTGGCTAGTGCTTGTGCTTTACGTGCAGACCATTTACCGGCTGCAGTACCATGTGAAGCTTGTGACTTTATTCTTTGGAATATCTTTTTTCGTTTAGTTGGTTGAGTGTAGTTACCTGCAGCATTTACAGTTGAACCACCCTTTCTAAATTGTAATCTTTCTAATAACATTAGTGTACTATCCTATCTTCTTTATTTGGGATTGTATTTAAGTATTCTTTTTCTAGATTATCATCTACATAGATGCTATCTAACTCTCCTACAACAACCAAATGATTATGGGCTGCAGCTAGTTCTGCTTGTTCATATGTTGAAGCTATAATATTAGGACCTGTAAAGGTTGTACCGTAGGCTTCTATCTCAGTCAGAAATATCTTCATAGTCTCCTTCTGTAATATTAATCGCTTTTTTCTCTGGGAGAATAAATATACCTCCTCCTGTATTATGATTAACATCTATTCTATCAGTTTTTGAAACTCCTACACGATCTAGTATCGTTTGTGCAGCTTGTAATTTGTAATTAGCTTGAGGTACAGGTCTATCTGACTTTAAAACTTCTATAATCTTGAACGCTGCTGTAGGGGCTTCCCTTGCAAGTACGTTTTGGGCTAAATCTACTACTTCTTCTTTTAAACTTTTGAGTACTTGATAGTGATTGCCGGAGTAACCTGCAAGTTCGGCTGACTTTTTAAAGTCTCCTCCTGTATCCACGAGGTGACCTAAGAATGCTTCCTGTTTATCAGTAAGGTTTCTATCTTTTGTTTCAGCTAAATAATTGGTTGCCATGTAGTTATTATAGAGGTATATTGTAAATTTGTCAAGTCTTTTAAAGTTTTTTACTTTATTTCGCAAATGACTTGACAAAACCGAAATAAATGTGTACAATAGAATTGTAAGGTTCGCCCCGGTTATATATATAACATAACCTAACCTTATCGTCCATAGTCGTTCCAAGACTTATTCAAAATATTATAACTCATACGCGAAATTATTGCATACCGGGCAATCTGGTTAATATTATAAAACCTTTCGAAATGTATAACATTTATATCCCTACTACCCCCTCCCCCCTGTACCTCCTGTCTACCCCCTGCATCTATTGCCTTCACTTCGTTCAGCTCTTTATTCTCAAAAAAATACGGCACTTCAAAAACTTGTCAAGCGTGGCAAATAATTCCTAGCACAATTTTACAAACTTTGCAAGTTTTTTATTTTATTTATTTTATTTTAAAAGCTTGACAAATTTTGTAAAGTGTGATCGAAATTTTACACGTTTTCCAAGCCTTGTAAAATTAAATATCTGGTTTACAAGCTTGTAAAATTTATATAGTGCTTCACAGTTTATAATATATTATTCACAAACTTTATAAAGGTTTCATATGAAGCCTTCTAAGACTTCAAACACTTAACCAATAGCACAGCATCTCTTTTCTTTAAAAACTTCATACAGGGCATTCTGAGACCCTTGTTTTTTACTGTATGTTTGTACAGTAGTAGAAAAATAAATGCATTTTTTTTCACATTTCCCTTGTATTTAGTTTAAATTTGTGAAACAATTATCTTAAGTAGTTAAGCAATGAAGCTTAATCGAAAAGAAAAGGGAAAAATATGAAACAAGTATTTATTACCGATTCGAGTACTGATTGGATACCTACATTGAGAAATGTATTCTCAGAAGATGTCCAAGCATTCGAATCAAAAAAGGGGAAACGTTTGGAAAAACAATCCCGCAAAAATCAAGTTAAATTTTTAACTAGTTTAATGCACGGAAAATTTTATCAACGTAGACCAAATAATCCGCAAGGCTTATTACCTAGCCAATACGGGCACGTTAGAAGATCAATATACAAACTGAATCCGGAAACGTTAGCCCATATTATAAGGGAGCAAGAAAAAAGAATTTAACCCCTAAACCTAGTCATTGTTTTAAAACTGACTACATTTTTAAGAGAAAAATAATTAAACTTTTTTTCTTAAAAGTGTTGACTTAAATGAAAAATTAATTTAACATTTATGTATTGAGTAAGTTATTAATAACTGAAAAGATGATAAGCGTAAACGCTTTATATTAAATATCAATGTTTAATATGTAGTTATCCCTAACTATTACATATTAAAGGATAGATAGTATAATGAAGAATAGGGCTAATTCTATTGTGAGTGTGGAATTTATAAAAGAATGAACTTTCTATGTGTGGGTATCACATAATTAAAACTACCTATTTAACTAACACAATTATATATTTATATATGATTGCAGGAGTTTGCAGTCTTCTGACAAGAGGAAAAACTGTAGCAGTTGGTAGTCTGTTTTATCAAAACTACCACATTTTTAATAGAAAAAATAATTAAACTTTTTTTATTAAAAGTGTTGAAATACTTTTAAAAGTATGAAATACTTATCTTAAGTAGTTAAGCAATAAAGCTTAATCGAAAAAACCATAAACAGCGAGGGCAAATATATGGAAATAAAAAACATATTGAGTAAAGATGATATGAATAAAATCATTGACTTAGTAGAAGCAAAATGTGATGAGAATCCGGAAGGATACAAAACTTCTGAATGGCTCAATGATTTAACAGCTACTAGGCAAAAGCTATATTTAATATGGCATAGTGAATATTTAGACGGAGGTAAATTATGAATGATCAAGAACTAGATAATCTTGTCGGTTATATTTTCAAAGATGTTGATGATATAAAAATTTGTTTAAGACAACTTCAAGAAACTATGAATGTTGATGATAAATTATATTATCAAATTAAAGACTTTTTATATGAATTAGATATAATTGATAGATTAGTTTTAGATTATAGTTTATCAAATTTTAAGTCTAAATAATTATGAAATCACTATTAAAAAGAATAACCGATAAAGCAATAGCAAAAGGTTATGGATTCAGAGTTGATGCATATGATATGTGGAATTATAATTATTGTGATTATATTACCGATTATCATACTGACTTTGAAAAATTGAAAAAGACTCTTCAAAGTTTTGAAAGTGAGACAATTCACTTTGCAAAATTAAAAGATGTAGAAACTTTAGAAAAGCAATTAGCTGATAAAGGTTTTAAATCTGTTGAAGATATTGAAGATGATGAGATCGCGTATGATATTTTAGCCGGAGATTATGCTATAAGGTGGATAAATTATGGTGGTAATAAGGGAACTGATTGTCTTAATGATGGCTCAAGTTATCTATGGGAAGATTTAGAAATAAATAAAATCTCAGAAGAGTATGACAAAGAGCTATATGAATTTGAAGCATTTTAAAATTAAAGAGGAGATAATATGAAAAGACGATATGATGTAGAGCAATGGGTGTTTGATAACCCTGTTAAATTCTATGGTGGGCAGATAGTTATTATCAGCTTACTAATATGGAGTTATTTTTATGGGATATAAATTATTAAGCGTAAACTCTAATCCAAAGATTGATAAGAGTAACAAAGTCTCAGAAAAATATTGGTCTTGTATTATGCACTTGCGACCAATCAACACAAAAATATGTCCATATCAAGACATAGCTAAGTGTAAAGAAGCTTGTTTGAATACTGCAGGACTTGGTGGGGTGTATCCAAGTATCCAAAAGGCTAGGCAAAAAAAGACTGAGTTATTTTTAAATGATCGAGATCAATTTATGCAAGTCTTGATAAAAGATATACATACATTCTTAAGAGCCTGTAAACGTAAAGACAAGCTACCTGCAATAAGGTTGAATGGCACGAGTGATATACAATGGGAGAAGATAGACATAGAAGGACAGAATATATTTGAAATGTTTCCAAATGTACAATTCTATGACTATACAAAGATACCAACTAGAAAAGTTGACAATATACCAAACTATCATTTAACATGGAGCTACAGCGAAGCGAATGAGAAGTATGCGAAGATGTTTGATAAAGTACCGAACAACAAAGCAGTAGTGTTCAAGAATAAAATACTACCGACTATGTTCAAAGGATTAAAAGTTATTGATGGGGATACCCATGATATGAGATTTTTAGACAAACCTAATAGCGTGGTAGGTCTGAAAGCGAAGGGCAAAGCTAGGCAAGATAAGTCTGGCTTTGTAATTAATGTAATACAATTAGCGTAAAGCTAGGAGTGAATGATATGATAAATGTAAAAACATTTAGTGATAAGTATAACAACGACAAGAAATTTCATCATGTAAATTTGTTGGGGTTGAAGTTTAGGATTGCTAACAACAAGCGATCATCAAGAATTGATAACAGAGTGATCTACAAAACAAGTAGGGGCATTGTCTTTAACTTCTTGAAGAATAGATATCTATGTTTAATTACTAAGAGATAAACTATGAGTATAGCAAAATATATTGAAGCACATTATCCACAAGTCTTACAATTTGATATTGAATCAATCAATATAGATTCTAAAGATATCAAAGATTGTTGGGTAAAGTGGGCACAACTTAATATAGAACTAAAAAATGGAGATGTTATTCTAGTTGATAACTACCATGAATGTGATGTGGATTGGAAGTGGGCAGATAAAGTAGAAGCTTTTGATAAACACTTTAACAAAGTTAAACTAATCGAGGAATAAATTATGAATAGAAATAAAGTAGACCAAATTGTAGATGATTACTATGATGATGCTGAGATCATAGATACAAATCCAGAGAGTAAATACTTTGGAGACGACCACAATGCACAACAGTTAGAGAGAATCTTTGATGAGTGTGTTGATGAGGGTATGGCTTATGATGAAGCTGAGATTGAAGCACAGCGTAGGTTTGAGGGCAAAGGAATATGAAATACAAAGTAATAGAAACTTTAGCTTACAGAAATGTAGTTGAAGTAGAAGCCAATAGTAAAGAAGAAGCATGGAGTAAAGCTTTTGAGGGCGGAGAAATGTCTGCCAATGGAGAGTGTGAGGATATAGTAATACAAGATGCATATGTAAAGGAGGTGTCAGATGACAAGCGAAGAAGTAGATAAAATTATTGAAGATATGAAATATAAAAAATATTTCAATCTAAACAAAATAGAAAAAGACTTATTAGATAACTATGATACTGATTTAAACACTTGCAATAAGTGTGATGTAGTTGTAGATAGTGCAACCGAACTATATTGGCAAGGAGATTGTGCAGATAGTTATCATAAGTGTATGGAGGGATATGATGCCCTATGTGATGATTGTTTTGGGGAGGTGTCAGATGAAAACAATAAGTAGATTTACAGAACATTATTTAGACAAAACTAAAGTCAGAAAGGGAGATTTTGATTGGGATTTATATAACATGAAAGAAGAACTTACTAATGAACAAGAAGCATTAAGACAGTTAAATGGACTAATCGAAAGTATTGCTACAGGTAATAATACTTATAAGCTTGATACTTTTAAATCTGATGTAGAGGAAGTTTTAGAGGAGGTGTCAGATGTCAGTTAAAGAACAATATGTAAATGTATTAGATATTAAATTTTATGTATGTGATGAGGACGGAAACGAAGTTTTAAACAAAGACGGAACTATTAAAGAATTTTATTTCGAGGGCAGATTAAAACCTTTGGAATATCTTTGTGAAGATATGACTGTAGAAGATTTAGAAGAGGTATCTAATGGATAGAGGGTGTTGCAATGAGTGTGGCTATAAAGCTGATTATATTATTGATAACAATAATTATGCAGATAATGGCTACAAAGATTTAAACCAAGTGCCAACAGATAAAATGTTATGTGGCGTATGTTATGAGGAGGTGTCAGATGAAGTATAAAGTATTTACTAAATGGATTGGCTATTCTGAAATAGAAGTTGAAGCAAAATCAGAAGATGAAGCTAGAGAAATGGTTGATATGGGAAACTATGAGCCAGAAAATGAAATTCATACAGGTAATGGACTTGAATATGGTTATGAAGATGAAGAAATTTTAGAGGTAGAGGAGGTGTCAGATGAAACTTAAACAAGTATTAGAAATACAAGAAGTATTAGGTAATAAAATACCTGTTGATATGGCAGAGAAATGGGTGTATCATAGTGATAGTCGTGAGGAATGGGTAGACATTATGGAACTAGATGTAATCCATGCGATTAGAATATTAAGAAAATATATGGGAGAAATGAGTGATGAGCAACCAAATGTAGATGTAGATGTACTTTGGTTAGATTAGAATTATAAAAAATTACAATGATGTCACAATAATGTAACACAATTGACACATTAATATGATAGAATACAATTTTGTAGTTGGGAGTGAGCCTTTGTAAAAACCTTTCTGTATCAATTCGGTTGGCTTGAAGAGGTTAAGGATAAAAGTAAATGAGAACTAGACCACCATGCACTAACTACAACAGTTGCTAGACCTGTAACAGGTCGACCTGTAAAACTAGCACCAATGCTGACGAGCTATCAGTCTTTTGGGTAAGACCCACAGTTTATACTGATATAAATTAAACAACTGAAAACCTATGGTTTGCTAGTATCCATACAAAAACTAGCACCATTAATTTAAAACGAGGAGGTATGATATGAATGAGAAAGAACAAGAAAGAATCTCAGGACTACAAGATCAACACGAGGACACCGGACTTTGTACTTGTGGAGAAAAGATAGACGATTGTTCAGATGCTTACGCACATATAACAGGAGGTGCATGATGAAAAGAATAGAAAAAAGTACATGGTATTCTAGAGTTGAGGAAATTTTAGCCAGAGATTTTGGAAATATTTATAGTAAATTAACAAGTGTAACGCAACAAATGTTGCTTGATAATACCCATGCGTATGTCATAAATCGTAGAGACTTAGATTCTATATCAGAGATGGACATGAATATGCTTGTAGAAGAGTATGTGGCTTCGTGTGTTGCACGTTCGTTCAAGTACTAAGGGGGTAACCTACTTTATGATTAACCCTATGCTTAGAAACGAGTACAGTAAGCCAATATTTTTTAGAAAATCATGCTAGAATTTTATATATTTTGTAAACTTTTATTAATATATTGGTTGTCGAGGTAACACGATTGTCACATGATTTGACTTTTATTTATTTTTGTGATATAATCTTATACATATTATAACATTAATGAAAATAATAATTAATTATATTATTAATTTATATTAATATTTATAAAACTTTATAAAGGAGAATGGTAATGATAGAATATAATAATAAAAAAGTAACACCAAAGGTGTATGCTAAACACCAAGTATCTGATTACTTGATGGGTTTGTTTGATAGTCCAGAGGTTCATATGGATAAAGGATTTACAAACGCTACATCACGTGAACAAGAACAGATCATGAATCAA